AATTAATTTTAGCTCAAGATACACAAGAAGTTGCCGTATTTGGAGTAGAAGGAATAGGCTCAGATGATATAAAGACTCAATTAAATACTATAATTAGTGAAGATTTCTTCTTTATTGTTTCTGACATTACTGATTCTGATGGATTACAAGCCATAGCAGAATGGGCTACAAGTAATGACAGAATAGCTATTCTTACAACAACAGTAGGGTCTACAACAGATGAAATAGAAACAATTATCAATACAATAAATAGTGGAAATGTTGCAATTTATCCACACGTAGGTTCTCCATCTGGAACAGGACAAGTATTTGTTAATGCTGGTATTACAGGATTAATGTCTCAAAAGACAGTAGGAAGTGCTACATGGGCTTTAAAATCACCAGTCTCAATTCCTAAGGTATATTATAGTTTAACAGAAGAAAATGCTTTAATTTCAGCTTATGCTAATATATATACAGAAATTATGGGAGTGGGAGCTACTAGAGGTGGTAGAACTACTGATGGTTCATACATAGATATCACTCAAAGTAAATATTGGTTAGAAAATAAATTAAAAACTAATCTAACTTCATTACTATTAAATAATGATAAAATTCCATTTACTGATGAGGGTTCAGCTAAAATATTAAATGTAATAGAATCAGTTATTACAGTAGCAGATAGTCAAGGAATATTACTTGAAGATGATACTACAATTACTATACCTAGAGCATCAGAAGTTTTAACTAATGATAAAGCTAACAGAATATGGAGTAACATCACTATTGATACTACAATTCAAGGTGCTGTTGAAACACTAGATGTTACTTTTACACTAAGTTTATAAGGAGGAATTAAATGGCAAGAACATGGAATCCAACAGATATAACAGCCTCAGTAAACGGCTATGTTGTTGAGGGTTATGCTGAGGGTACTTTTATAGAAGTAGAAACAACAGAAGACAGAAACACTTATACAGCTGGGTCTGATTCAACAGGGACTTTTAATAGAAACCCTAATCAATCTGGAACAATTAAATTTACATTACAAAGAAATGCTACAAGTGTTAATACGTTAGAGGCTATAGACTTATTAGAAACACCAGTACCTATAATTATAATGAATCATAATGAAGGTGGAGAAAAAGTTGTAGCTTCGTCATGTATGTTGCAAAAATTACCAGTTAGAACTGGGTCAAAAGAAGTTGCAAATGTTGATGTGGTATTTATAGATTAATGGTAAAAAATACATTCTAAGAGAACCTAGTGCCATGGAACAAATAGGAATTGAAGATAATAGTTTAGATGTTAATGGTAGTATAGATATTTTTACATACATTAAAGATATTACTAAGTTTGTATCACCTAAAATAGAAATTAAAGATATGGTAGAAAGAGTTACTGATGAAATTGTACTAGATAACTGTATTTTAACTTTTAAAGAATTATCAATTGAAAATGCTTTTAAGATAATTTTAAAAGGATTAAAAGTTGGTAAAAATTCTAATGGTGAATTAGTTATGAAACCTAATCAACAAGAAAGTATTATGAATATTATTAAAAATAGTGATAATAAAGATATGATAGATATTAACAAATTAACTAGAAGAGAGTTAAAGAAAATTTTTGAAGAGTTTCAACAAATATATAATGTTGAAGGAGCAATGAAATTGTACGATACATTTCAAGAGTTTGTGCAAGATTAAATATACCTTCAAGGATGATAAGGGTAATATCACTGGAGTTAATCTGGATAGATATAAACAGGATGTTCTTAATAACACAAATAAATATATGATTTATGCTGTTGCTAAAGGCTATAATAGTTTAGATAAGGCTTTAAGTATGAGTCTTGATGAAATCTACGAGGCATTTGAAGCCCTTATGATATTAGAGAAAGATAGGGGGATATAACATATATCCCCTTTTGTTATACAAGGAGGTAAAATGGCTATAACAACAATTAGAGATTTAGCATTTAAAATCTCTATGAATATTAGTATTGCAAAGTTAAAGAGTGCTAATAAAGCAGTTGATGACTTTTCTGCCAAGGTTACCAATATGCAAAGAAAAGCATCTAAGAATTTAGATATTGTTAATGCTAGGTTGGCAAATATAAAAACTTATAGAGCAGTACAACAAATAGATAAAATCACCCAAGCTACACAAAAATTAAAAGATACAGCTAAAATAAATGGTGGTTATACGGGGCAAGCAGGAAATGTACCTACTACTAATACTACAAAACCAACTACAAGCTCCTCTGGTGGCTCTAAGAAGGCAATGAAGCCCAACTTCCAAATACCCTACCAATTTATGCTAGGAAGGGTAACTGTTGCTATGAGCCTAGCTGGTAACCTTACAATGGTAGGGATATTAGGTTTCTTAAAAAAGATAAATGCTATTCATTTAAATATGACACAAAGTACAGAAAGAAGAGGTCAGTTACTAAAGAAACAAACTCTTTATAGTGGTAAGCTCAGACAGTCTATGAAACAAATAAAGAATGTTATAGGTGAAGCTAACTATAAGCTATTAGGTGGAATTAAGGGCTTAACAAAAATGTTAACTATTACACTTTCTATTGGTGTTGCTATAAAAGCATGGAAGGCGGGAGTTAGAATTTTTAATGAATCACTTTCAGCTTATAGTGATAATATAAATGGTTTAGTTAGACAAGAAGCGTTCTTTGCTAATGCTTTAAAATATAGAGAGCAAGTTATGAAAGAAGGAGCAATTACTGGAGCTAAGACATATGCTGAATTTAAAAAGGCATCACGAAACTACTTATTGGATGCCAGAAAGAATATTAGAGAGGTTGCTCAAGAAGGTATTGTTGGTACAAAAGAATTAAATGTAATGGTAGGTCAATTAGCATCTTTCCAAATAGATACTAAAGCTTGGTTTGGTGGTAGTCGAGGAGAGAATAATATTAGAGTATTATCTGATTTAATGGGGTCTATACAAGCTCAGACAGGTTCTAAGAGTGAATCTCTAAGGGTTGCTAATATGATAGGTAAAGCTGTTACAATGGGTCAATTTGGGCAATTACAAAGATGGGGTATTGTTTTAAGTGACGAACAAAAACAAATAATTAGAACTGGTACTACAGCAGAAAGACTATCGGCTATCATGGATGGTTTAAGTCAAAATGTTGGACACTTTAATAAAGAAATGATGAGTACTTCTATGGGTAAATATATAAATCTACAAAATAAATTACAAACTGAATTGGTTGATTTAGGAGCAAACTCTATTTATTTAAGAATTGAATTAACTAGATTAAAATTAGCTTTTATGCCACTAGCTAGTGTTCTAATTAGAATAACATCTGCTATTATAGGGATTCCTATAAAAGCTCTTAATGGGGCTATGAAGCTCCTTAAAACACCACTAGGCGACTTAAATATAGGAATGAAAACACTATCCATACTTCTAAGAACGGTAGTTGGATTATTTGGTGTTTTACTTTCTCCAATTATAATTACAGGAATAGCTATTGAGGATTTTTGGACTTATTTACAAGGTGGAGATTCTATTATTGGTAGGCTTATTGAAGGATTTAAAAATCTAGGAACTGCTTTTAAAGAAGGTTTTTTAAATAATAAAATTGTACAAACTTTAATGACTGCTTATAAAATGATGAAGAAAATAAGAGAAAGTGATGAGGATTTTGATATACCAAAAAGTGATTTAATTCCAAAAGTAGATGATAATAAAATTCCACAACCAGCTCAATCTGAAGTAGGAAAAAAACTCTTAGATGTTGTCAATCAAGATAAAACAGATAAATTAAAAAATAGTGTATTCTTTAATGATGGAGCTATTCAAATTAATTTACAAGGTGGCAAGAATGATGAAGAAACTGCTAAGCAAATATCTGAAGCCTTAAGACATGAATGGGATACTATAGCTATACAGGAGGGGATTAAATAATGATAAAAATATTTTGTTATGAAGATGAATATAGTGAGGGCGATACTGCCCTACTAACCCTTCAGTTTTTTGCAAATAAGAAATTTGATACAAATGCTACTAATGAATTAACACAAAGAAGAAGTGAAAGTGGATATACAGCATCTGATAATTCCTCTATTTTACCAAAAGTTATTAGTATGAGTGGAGAAGTAGGAGATGTAAATGTATTAACTACTACAAACTTTTTTAATCTTTACTATACAACTCCTACTCAAAACACAACTTATATAAATCAACTTATTACCAATATGAATAGAATTAGAGATGAAAAGTTATTTTGTGTTTTATATAATAGTAGAGATGGAAAATACTATAAAAATTATTTAATAAAAAGTTTATCTATGTCTGAAAATTCAAAGACTACAAAAGGATTTACATATTCTATGGAATTTAGACAAGTGATTATAGATACTATAGGAACTTCTTCTATTTCCACTACAACAACAAGTCCATATCAAGAAGAGACCTCAGGGCAAGGTAGTGTAGATAGTGTGTCTTCCAATACAGAAACCACATCAATTGGTGCTAGTTTATATGATAGGGTATTTACAAACTAAGGAGGGTAATAATGGAAATACAAGGAGTCTTAGATTTTGGAGACTTATCAAATATTAAATATATATCACCATATAAAGAATTTGATTTAACAGATATTACTTTATATATTAGATTATTTTATAATTTAGTAGATGAACATTTATATATGGATATATATGATGAAACAGAAACAGTTTTAGCCTATGGAATTAAATTAATTCCTAATGTAGGGTTACTTAAGAATATACAATATAAGCTTGGTGTTGATACAGATATAGATATTGTGGTCTTTTCAACTACTGAAGCTAATAAATATAGTGAGGTAACCGCTGATAATATAGGTGAGGAGATGAATATATATTATGTCAAAGATGTATAATCAAGTAAGAGAAGTAGAAATTGCTTATGAAAGTACAAGTACTACAAGTGGAACTACTACAACAACTAATTCTAATGCTATCACATTAACTTATGATAGCTTAGATATTAATTTTACAGTACAATTTCAAAGTTCATCTGATAGTAATGTATGTACTTTATCTGTGTATAATTTAGCACCAGCTACAATTGCTAAAATAACAACTGGCGACCCTATTAGGATAAAAGCGGGCTATGAAGAATTTAATGGGTATATATTTACAGGTAAAGTAGATTATGTTAAAACAACTAGGGAAGGAGGAGACTCATTAACCAAAATAACATGTACCCCAGATGTAACCAGTTGGAATATTACCTATATATCTAAAAGTTGGAATAAGGGTATTACAGCCTCTGAGGTAACAAAACAAATTATTTCTTTAGCAGGATGGGAAATAGGAAGTATAGATATTGAAGATGATGTTACTTATCAAGGTGGAAAAATGTTTAGAAATAATGCTAGATATTGTTTAGAAGAAATAGCTAAAGATACTAACTCTACTTTATATTTTAATAATAGATTAGTATATATGTATGCTAAAGATAAAGAATTTAAAAAGACTATTACTGTTAGTCCTAGTAATGGATTGTTAGACTATCCTACTACTGAAGTTAATAAAACAACTAATATTACTTCTTATAAAATAAAGACAGCTCTTAGATATGACTATCAAGAGGACACTATTATTAAAGTAGAGGACTCTGATTATATAGATGCTGTTAATTTAAAAATCATAGATGGAACTCACCATGCTACAGATAGTGAGTTTTACACAGAATTATTATGCCAAAAAGTTGAAGAAATAACAACTAATAAAGATAGTGATTATATAACCGCTTAGGTATTCACACCACCTAAGTGGTCGTCGAATATAGTAGGAGGAGGGAGATAATGAAGTTTGACTTAGGAAAAATAATAAGGTCTTTAATAAGAAAAGATAGAGAGCAATTACATACATTTGCCCTAGCTAAAATAGAAGAGTTTGACGCAGTAAATATGAGAGCAAAAGTACAATTATTAGAAAATGTATTTTTCAATGGAAATTATTATGAAAGTCCAATTATAGTTGATTGTTTAGTGCAATTTCCTAAAACTCAATCATTTTACATTCGTACTCCTTATCAAGTAGGAGATAAAGTAGTTGTTGCTTTTTGTGAAAGTAATATAGCAGAAATTATGATATCTGGTGAAAATACTAACCAAACACTTAGTAGAAGGCATTCAGAGGATGATTGTGTTGTGATAGGTGGTTGGATTTCTGAAAATGATACAAAAACTACAAGTAGTAATAGTGATGATATCGTGATAATGAATACAAAACACAATTCTAGTATTATTTTTTCTGAAGATAATAATATTACTATTAGCAATGTAGATAATGTAAATGTAAATTGTAATAGTTCTAATGTTACAGCTAGTAGCAATACTGTTAATGGGACAACTACAATTAACGGGACAACTACAATTAACGGAAACACTACAATAAGTGGTGAATTAGAAGTAACTCAAACAATAAGTACTCCAACTATTAGTGCTAGTTCAAGCATGAGTGTTGCAGGTACTGAAATGAAATCTCATACTCATAGTGGAGTAGAGAGAGGAAGTGGTTCAACAGACCCAGCATAGGAGGGGAATAATGGCAAGTGGAAAACTATATTTTACTTCAACTGGAATTTGTGATATTCAAATAGATAGTGATGGTGTAGTCCCAATGGTAGAGGGTAACGAAGAGTTAGTTCAGTCTTTGAAAGATGAATTAGAGAGTAATATGACTCAATGGTATTTAGGATATGATTGGGGACTTAAAATCATTCAAGCAGATGGAAGTGGAATTTTAGATGGCAAAAAGACAGATGATGAAATACAAGAAGAAATACAAAGAGTAATTAGTAAATATAGTGATATTACTAGCTCTAGTATTACAAGTATAACAACAACTAATAGAAATGTTAGTATAGAAATAGAAATAGAGACTAATTTTGATGATACAACATATTCATTAACTATTAGCATATAAGGAGGGACATGTGGAATTAACTGATAATGGATATGAAACTGCATCATATTCAACAATATATAATGAAATAGTGAGTGATATTCAAGAACAAATACCCAATCTTTCATTAGATGATAGTAACCCTTTAATTAAAATAATAAAAAAGAATGCAGATATGTTAAATAGTTTTAGTTTATTAGGACTACAAACTTATAGTTCATATGCAATTAAAGATGCTAGTGGAAAAGCATTAGATGATAGAGTAGAATGGTTAGTAACTCGTTCAGAAAGTGAAAAATCTAGTGGAGAGGTAACCTTTACTGGAACTGCTGGGACTGTGATACCTTCAAGCTTTAGAGTATCAACACAAAGTGCCGATAATATTTATTATACATTAGCAAATGTAACAATAGGTGATGATGGTACTGGTACTGTAAGTGTAGAATCAGTAGATAGTGGAGAATCTACTAAAGTAGATGCTGATACTGTTACTAAGATTGTAAATCCACTAAGTGGTGTTTCTAGTGTTACTAATGAGGATGTTATTTCTGGTGGTTCTGATGAGGAAAGTGATGCTAGTTTAAGGGAAAGATTTTATGTTGCATTAAAAGGATTAGGATTATCTACCCTTAATGCAATGACAAGTAACTTATTATCATCAACTACAGCAACAAAAGTAAGTATTATTGAAAATTATACAGATGAATATGATGATACTACAGAGTTACCAGCACATACATTTAGATGTTATGTATTGGGTGGAGACGAGGATGATATATTAAGTGTTATTTATAATACTAGACCTATAGGAATACAACCTATGGGAGATATAGAAACATATTATGACACTTATGTTTCAAGGTTCTCAAGACCTACAGCAAAGTCTTTAAACTTCTCTATTACACTAACCACATCAAGTAGTGCGATAACAGATTTAGAAGACACAATAAAAGAAAATATTATAGATGCTATTGACTTAATAGATATGGGTGGCAAGATAGATTATACCTTATTTATTACAGCTTTATATAAAAATACTGAAAGTTCAATTATTAGTTTTAGTGATTTACAGTTTTGGGAAGATGATAGTGAAGATGTAATGGGATTAGGAGATTATATTCAATGTGATATTGGCGAATATGCAACTATATTAGAGGATAATATAACTATAGAGGTGAGTGAATAATGTATGAAAATGGTAGTATATCACTTCAAGAAATTATAGATACTCTACCTCATAAATTTAAAAACGGGACAAATGTAAAAATTATATTTAATGCCTTTTTAAAACAATACAATAAAATCATAGCATCTTATGTGGATTCTATGCTTAAATTTGAAATTGATAGTGCGGTAGGAGACCAATTAGACAAAATAGGAAAAAACTTTTTAGTTAGTAGAGGAGATTTGAGTGATGAAGATTATCGAACTCAAATAAAACTATATTGGGCTATATACACAGCTAGTGGAAAAGCATTAGATGATAGAGTAGAATGGTTAGTAACTCGTTCAGAAAGTGAAAAATCTAGTGGAGAGGTAACCTTT